TCAAAAAATATACACCCCCTCCTTCATCGCGCCGGTCTCCAAAATTTCTCCGGGGGTTATATTTTCGTACAGTGTTTTGGGCGGTGAGGCAGTTGGGTTGCTCCTTTCAAGAGTTTTCGCCATTTTGTATCACCTCCTTTGATTTGCTACTTGGGCTGGGTAGTGTCAAACCTCCTTTCTGTCTACTTACAAAACCGGATAACGGCCTCACCGTCTAAAAGACTGTACGAAAACCATAGCAAAACCCGGGACAAACCATATCCTATCGAACAGCAACACAATGGGAAGGAGGTGGGATGGTTGGCCAGAAGAGCGAAAAGTCCCATCGATGTGCCATTGCAGCGTCCCGCTTCCACACCGGATGCACGCGAAAATCAGCTGATTTCCCTTGCGGTGGATCTGGCTGAGAAGCAGCTGCGGGAAGGAACCGCATCTTCACAGGTAATAACACACTATCTGAAGTTGGCGTCCTCTACGGAGCGGATTGAAAAGGAAATCCTTGAGCTGAAGAAGGAACTGGTCAAAGCAAAGACAGAAAACCTTCAGAGCGCAAAGCGGACGGAGGAGTTGTATCGTGACGCGATCTCTGCGTTTCGGTCTTATTTGCCGGGTGACAGCGATGAATAGATGCTATTCGGAGCTAGTCCTGCTTCCGTCTTTTTCTGAACGGTTTGAGTATCTGAAACTTGGAGGAACGGTTGGACGATCTACCTTCGGATATGACAGATGGCTGAACCAGATCCTGTATCATGACGAGGCGTGGAAAAAATGCCGGCGGGAAATACTGATTCGGGATAACTTCTGTGACCTCGGGCATCCGGAGCATGAGATGACAAACCGAATGCTGGTGCATCACATGAATCCCATCACAAAGCAGGACATCTTGGATCGGAGCAGTAAGCTCTTTGATCCCGAAAATCTGATTACAGTGTCGTTTCTGACACATGAGGCGATCCACTATGGAGACGCCGGACTATTACCAAAAGGGCCGGTGGTCAGAATGCCGAACGACACCTGCCCATGGAGGTGACCACCATTGGCAGAATTGACTGACAGTATCCTGGATTCCGTGAAGCTCGGACTCGGAGGAATCACAGAGGAGTACACGGCATTTGATACGCAGATCATGATGTATATCAACATGGCATTCCAGCGGCTCTACCAGCTTGGAGTCGGGCCAACGGATGCGCCATTCAAAATTACAGATGGATCAGAAACCTGGGATGAATTTATCGATGACGATTCCATGGAGATGGTCAAAGCAGACATCATTCTTCGGGTGAAGCTGATGTTTGACCCGCCGGGTTCCTCCTACGGAATCGAAGCGGTGAAGGATCAGATCCATGAATATGAATGGCTTATGAATGTGCAAAGCGAATCGGCAGAGGCTTTCACAGAGGTGTATTCTGCCGAGGAAACTTCATAAGGACGGTGAGATTACATGCCGACCATGCAACTATTTTCAGAGGAGTATTTGGCGCATCATGGCATTTCCGGACAGAAGTGGGGACAGAAAAATGGCCCACCTTATCCGCTTGGATCCAGTCAGCTCAGCGCAAAGGAACGGAAACTGGCGGATAAAGCAGACCTGAGAGAAAAGAAAGCAGCAGAGCGAAAAGAGAAGAAAATCCAGAAAAAAGCAGCCAAAATCAAAGCACAGCGGGAAAAACAGGCTGCGGAAGCTGAACAGGCGGCAAAGGAGAAAGAGGAAGCCAAGCAGAGAATTCTCCGATCCGGTGATGCCAAACAGATTGAGGCGATCCGGGATGAACTGACCACCAACGAAATCTACAATGCCATGAGTCGCGTCGACGCGTATCAGAAGCTGAACGCCCTTACAAAGAATCAGGTACAAAATGGCTTCAATGCGGTGGACAGAACCATGGCAAATGTCGGTAAAGTTGCAAACTGGCTCACAACAGCCAACAATCTTTATACACAGAGCGAGAAAGCCTGGCAAAATTCCAAAAAGCTGTATAAAGATATCGAGAAAGCCATGAACCGCATGACTGGTACAGACTTCGATGGTGATACCGTAACATCCGGTAAGAAAAAGAAATAAGGTGAACTGAATGCTTTCCAATAAAGCTGTGCCGAAGTATTATGGGCAGTTCCGGGATGCGGTGCTGCGTGGAGACATTCCTGTTTGCCGGGAAATTGCCATGGAGATGGAGCGGATCGACGATCTGATCGAGAATCCGGGCATCTACTATGATGACCAGGCAGTAGAGGGGTTTATCCGGTATTGCGAGAACGAGCTGACGCTGACGGATGGATCAGATCTGCATCTTCTGGACAGCTTTAAACTGTGGAGCGAACAGATTTTCGGATGGTACTACTTCGTGGAGCGGAGCGTCTATGAACCAGATCTGGATGGGCCGGGCGGACGATATGTGCTTCGGCGCATCAAGAAACGGCTGATTCGGAAGCAGTATCTGATCGTGGCCCGTGGCGCAGCAAAGAGCATGTACGGCAGCTGCATTCAGAATTACTTCCTGAATATTGATCAGACCACGACTTATCAGGTGGCTACGGCGCCAACCATGCGGCAGGCTGACGAGGTTTTGTCTCCGATTCGAACCGCCATCACCAGATCCAGAGGCCCACTTTACAAATTCCTGACAGACGGCAGCATCAACAATACCACCGGTTCCAAAGCCAACCGGACCAAGCTGGCTTCCACCAAAAAGGGGATCGAAAACTTCATCACGGGGTCCTGGCTGGAGATCCGGCCCATGAGCATCGACAAGCTCCAGGGGCTTCGGATCAAGGTGGCCACGGTGGATGAATGGCTTTCCGGAGACATCCGGGAGGATCCCATCGGTGCACTGGAGCAGGGCGCTGCCAAGGGCGGACTGGACGACTATGTGATTGTCGCCATGAGCTCAGAGGGAACGGTCCGAAACGGCAGCGGCGACACAATCAAAATGGAAATCATGAGCATCCTGAAAGGGGAGTACGTAAACCCTCATGTGTCCATCTGGTACTATCGGCTGGATGATATCAAAGAGGTAAACGATCCATCCATGTGGATCAAAGCCAATCCGAACATTGGAAAGACGGTTACCTACGAGGCGTATCAGCTGGACGTGGAGCGGGCGGAAAAGAACCCTTCCGCCAGAAACGACATTCTTGCAAAACGGTTCGGCATTCCGCTGGAGGGCTACACGTATTTCTTTACTTACGAGGAGACGCTTCCCCACCGGACGCACAGTTTCTGGAGTATGCAGTGCGCCATGGGAGCAGACCTCAGCCAGGGCGATGATTTCTGTGCTTTTACGTTCCTGTTCCCGCTGAACAACGGCGGATTCGGTGTGAAGACTCGAAGCTATATTACTTCTAAGACTATGGGGAATCTCCAGCTGGCTATGCGGCTGAAATATGAGGAGTTCATCAAGGAAGGAAGTTTGATCGTGCTGGAGGGTACGGTACTGGATATGGAAGATGTATACGACGACCTGGACCGGCACATTGTGGATCAGGGATACGACGTGTGCGCCTTTGGCTATGATCCATATAACGCCAAGGCCTTTGTAGAGCGATGGGAACGAGAAAATGGTCCGTACGGAATTGAAAAGGTTATACAGGGTGCAAAAACAGAATCCGTCCCTCTTGGTGAACTCAAACACCTGGCAGAGGAACGGATGCTTTTATTTGATGAGGAATTGATGGTCTTTGCCATGGGCAACTGCATTACTCTGGAGGACACCAACGGGAACCGCAAATTACTCAAGAAACGGTCGGACCAAAAGATTGATAACGTAGCGGCTATGATGGATGCGTATGTGGCGTATAAGCTGCATCGGGATGCGTTTGGTTAATAATACCTAGAGAATCCAAAATGCTGTTCATATTCTTCATCCGTTGCCTTGCGATACTCTCCAGTTTTCTTATCAATAACGTTTAACTCCGGAGTGAAAGGCCTTCTTCTGCGTCCATTGCCTTTACCGCTATAAGAGTATTGGCTAGAATCGCAGTTTGGGCATCCGGAATATTCGGATTCGTCATAAACACGGCCACAATCTGGGCACTGTTGCATAACAGACACGTCCTTTCTCAAATCTGAGATGATTATACACCATATAAGTATCAGTTTCCAGCATAATTATTGGATAAAAAGGAGGATGATGCGTTTTGAGCTTTTCGGACAGGCTGCAGCATGCCTGGAATGCTTTTCGCAACAATAAAGATCCCACCGGATATTACGAATACGGAGTTGGAAATTCCTATCGTCCGGACCGAACCAGGCTTCGGATCAGTACGGAACGATCTGTTGTTGCCGCGCTTTACAACCGGATCGCCATAGACGTGGCATCCTGCGACATCAAGCATGTCAGGCTGGATGAGAACGGACGGTTTAAGTCTGAGATCGATTCCAGTCTGAATTACATTTTCACGCAGAGAGCCAACATCGATCAGACCGGCCGCGCCTTTGTTCAGGACATTGCAATGAGCATGTGCGACGAGGGCGTGGTTGCGGTTGTGCCAATTGATACAACAATTGACCCGAAGTTGTCCGGCTCTTATGAAATCCAGACCATGCGGACTGGCAGGGTTGTGCAGTGGTATCCACAGCATGTGCAGGTGGAACTGTACAATGACAGAACTGGCCTACGCGAAACTATAATTCTTCCGAAAGAACAGGTGGCGCTGATTCCAAATCCGCTATACGAAGTTATGAATGAGCCAAACTCTAATTTGAAGCGGCTGATCCGGAAGCTGAACCTTCTGGACGCCATCGATGAGCAGAGCGGATCCGGGAAACTGGATCTGATTATTCAGCTTCCGTATGTTGTCAAAACGCCGGCCAAACGGCAGGAGGCGGAGAAGCGAAGAAAAGACATTGAAATGCAGCTCACCGGTTCGAAATATGGAATTGCATATACCGATGGTACGGAACGTATTACGCAGCTAAACCGATCTGTGGACAACAATTTGATGGGACAGATTGAATACCTCACGAGAACGCTATACAGCCAGTTGGGTATCACGGAGAACATCTTTAACGGGACCGCAGATGAGGCAGAAATGCTGAACTATTATAACCGGACCATTGAACCGATGCTGTCGGCCATCGTGGAGGAATGTAATACCAAATTCCTTACGAAAACGGCACGATCACAGCGGCAAGCATTGAAATTTTTTAAGGACCCATTCAAGTTGGTCCCGGTCAGCCAGGTGGCGGAGATCGCCGACAAGTTTACACGTAATGAGATCGCGTCTTCCAACGAGATGCGAGCTGTTGTGGGCTGGAAGCCGGTGGACGATCCTCAGGCAGACGCACTTCGGAATAAGAATCTGAATCCTTCAGAGGATGCGCCGGAGCCTGCGTCTACGAGAGACGTGGCTGATGAAGACTAGCTATTCGATAAAAGGAGAGAAATCAAAATGGGAGCAAAATACGATTTCAGCGGCTGGGCCACGAAAAATGATCTGAAATGCTCCGACGGCCGGACCATTCGACGGGACGCCTTCAAGGTGAATGACGGAGAAACGGTCCCGCTTGTCTGGGCCCATCAGCATAATGATCCCAGCAATATTCTTGGCCACGCCCTTCTGGAGAATCGTCCGGAGGGCGTTTACTTTTACGGCGCGTTCAATGAAACGGAGCCTGGCAGAAACGCAAGATCCCTGGTGGAGCATGGCGACATTCGCAAGGTCTCCATCTGGGCCAACGATCTTCAGCAGACATCCAATGGCGACGTGCTGCACGGCGTGATTCGGGAACTGAGTCTGGTGCTGGCCGGAGCGAATCCTGGCGCCACCATTGAGTTCCCGATTCTGGCTCATGGGGTTGAAGCTGAGGATCGGGCTGTTATTTCCACCGGCGAGGATTTCGAACTGTTCCATGCGGACAGTCAGGAAGAGAAGCCCAAGGAAGAGGAGTCCAAGGACGCGCTGGAAAAGAAGGGCGAGTCCCAGCAGAAAGAGGACACCGAGGATGAGGAGACCGTAGCCGACGTGTTCGACACACTAAGTGAAAAGCAGAAAAAGGCGGTCTATTACATCGTCAACCAAGCCATTCAGGATGAAAAGTCCGACTCGGACAAGAAGGATGACGAAGCAAAACATTCCGATATGGAGGGAGAAGCTATGAAACATAATGTATTTGATAACGAAGCGACCAAGTCTGCGACTCTGAGCCATGATGACATGGCCCAGATTTTCAAAGACGCCAAGCGTATTGGTTCTCTGCGGGATGCCGTGCTGGAGAACATGGAGAGCGGCGTGCTGAGCCATGCCGTGTACAACCACGATTCTGATGGCAACCAGACCACTCAGCAGACTTATGGCATTGCAGACATCAACTACCTGTTCCCCGATGCCAAGACCATCACCAATACCCCGGACTTTATCTCCCGGGAGATGGACTGGGTGAAGAAGGTCATGAACGGTACCCATCATACTCCGTTCAGCCGCGTCAAGTCTATCCATGCCAACATCACCATGGACGAGGCTCGGGCCAAGGGCTACATCAAGGGCAACCGGAAGGTTGAAGAGGTATTCAGCCTGCTGAAGCGTACCACTGATCCTCAGACCATCTACAAAAAGCAGAAGCTGGATCGGGATGACATCATCGATATCACGGACTTTGACGTGGTGGCCTGGCTCAAGAGCGAAATGCGTCTGATGCTGGACGAGGAGATTGCTCGCGCCATTCTGATCGGCGATGGCCGTTCTGCTTCCAGCGATGACAAGATCTCTGAGCTGCATATCCGTCCCATCGTCACCGACGCCGACCTGTATAACGTCAAGAGCGTTGTTACTGCCGGCGCTGATGACGCGGCTACCGCTAAGAATTTCATCCGTGCGGCCATCAAGTCCCGCAAGGATTATAAGGGTTCCGGTAATCCGGTTCTGTTTACCACGGAGGACTGGCTGACCGAGATGCTGCTGCTTGAGGATGAGATCGGTCACATGCTCTATGAGTCCGAGGCGCAGCTGGCCACGAAGCTTCGCGTGAGAGAGATCGTGACGGTTCCCGCTATGGAAGGTCTTACTACCAGCCTGAAGATTGGAGACGCGACCACCGCTTCCAACTATGACGTGCTGGGCATCATCGTGAATCTGCAGGACTACAACGTCGGCGCAGACAAGGGCGGCGCTGTGAGCATGTTCGATGATTTTGACATCGACTACAACCAGCAGAAGTATCTGATCGAGACCCGGATCTCCGGTGCTCTGACCAAGCCTTACTCCGCTATTACCCTGGTGAAGGCGCAGTAATTCAAAATCGTAGAAAAGAGGTGCTGAAGTAGTGAAGTATTATGGCAGGATCGGCTACGCGGTTCAGGAGGAAATTCGGCCTGGCGTGTATACACCCGATCGAATCACGGAACGAACCTATATGGGAGACGTCACCAAGGTGAATTCCAGATGGGAAACCAGCGATCAGGCCAATGATGACCTGAACATTCGAAACGAGTTGTCTATTCTTGCCGACGGCTTCGCGCTTCAGCACTTCTCCGATATTCGGTATGCCGAATGGATGGGTATTATGTGGAAGGTCAAGTCAGTTACGGTAGAATATCCGAGACTGCTGCTTTCAATAGGAGGTGTATACAATGGACCGACGGCTTCAGCTTCATGAGGAGCTGGAAAAACTGCTGGGAACGGACCATGTATACTTTCAGCCTCCGGAATCTGTTCGGCTGAAGTATCCGTGCATTGTATATGAGCGTGGATCCGGAAACACGGAGTTCGCCAACAATCGCACCTATACTTATCGCGACCAGTATCAGCTTACTGTGATTGATCCGGATCCGGACAATGAGGTAATTGACCAGATTATCTGGCATTTTCCGATGAATCGAAAAGGACGTCACTATACAGCAGATAATCTGAATCACGATATCATCAACATCTATTATTGACAGGGGGTCCTTCCATGGCAAAGCTTACCTGGGACGAACCAGTGAAACGTCTATACGAGTTCGGCGTTTCCAAAGGGGTTATCTATCCCATGAACCGCGATGGGTCGTATGAGCCGGGTTCTGCCTGGAACGGAATTATCTCTGTGACAATCGATTCATCCAGCAAAGACATTGAAACCATGTGGGCAGATAACCGAAAATATACGAATCGCTGGTCGATGGATCAGTTCAGCGCGATTATTAACGCATATACTGTGCCAGAAGCTTTTGGTGAATGCATTGGGGAATCATCTCTATCCCGCGGAATTCATGTATTTAATCGGAAGCGAAGACGGTTTGGCCTGTGCTATCAGACAAATATCGGAAACGGCGTTACATCGGATGCCGGATATTTGATCCACTTTATTTATGGAGCAATTGCAGATCCACCGGAAACAACTTACAGTACGATGGCTGATGATTATGACCCTGTGAGCCGAAATTGGAGCATTTCTTCGGATCCATTGTATATTTCCGGAAGACGGCCGGTTTCGCATGTCGTGGTGGATTCCCGTGAATTATCGGAGGCAAAGCTGTTAACCCTTTCGGAGATGATCTATGGGACTGATGAAAGCGATCCAACTTTTCCATTCCCGGATGATCTTGCAAATCTGCATGGATACAGCTATGAATCTCTGCTGACAAGAAGCGATGAAACTATTTTAACACGAAACGATGAAGAGATCCTTGCCCGGCTATTGGTCGAGTAAAGGATCTTTTCCATTTTATCAGGAGGCTAAAAATATGTCTAAATTGGTTTGGGACAATACGTCCGAAAGACTGTACGAGACTGGTATTTCCAACGGCGTTCTGTATCCCATGGATGCTTCTGGTGCTTACACCAAGGGTGTTGCATGGAATGGTCTGACCGCTGTTACGGAGAGCCCTTCCGGTGCAGAATCCAACCCGCTTTATGCGGACAACATCAAGTATATCGACCTCCGTTCTGCCGAGGACTTCGGCGCGACTGTGGAGGCTTACACCTATCCGGATGAGTTCGCGGTTTGCGATGGCAGTGCGTCTGTGGCGACCGGCGTGACCATCGGCCAGCAGGCGAGAATGCCATTCGGTCTGTGCTACAAGACCATCGTTGGTAATGACACGCAGTATGAGGACTATGGCTATAAGCTGCATCTGGTTTACAATGCCACTGCTGCTCCTTCGGAGAAGAACTACCAGACTGTGAACGACTCTCCGGAAGCCATCACGTTCAGCTGGGAACTGACCACCACTCCCGTCAACGTCACCGGCTTTAAGCCCACGGCGCATCTGGAGATCGACTCCACCAAGGCTGACGCTACGAAGCTGGCCGCGCTGGAGGCTCTGCTTTACGGTTCGGATGAAGCTGAACCCTCTTTCCCGCTGCCGGATACTGTCATCAGCATGATGAAGACCGCCTAAAATAACAAGGTATGAAAGGAGCAACCTGATATGTTGAAAAAGACAATTGCTTATACCGACTATGACGGAAATGAGCGTAAGGAAGACTTTTATTTCAATCTGACAAAAGCGGAACTGGTTGAATTGGATATGGGCACTACTGGTGGCTTGGAGAAGATGATCCAGAAGATTATCGAAACCAAGGACCAGCCTCGGATTATGGAGCTCTTTAAGAAGATCATCCTGCTGGCTTACGGTGAAAAATCCGCAGACGGTAGACGCTTCGTCAAGATTGATAAGGACGGCCATAAGCTCGCTGACGACTTCGCGCAGACAGAGGCGTACAGCGAACTGTTCATGGAGCTGGCCACCAACGATAACGCAGCCAGCGCATTTGTAAACGGGATTATCCCGGCAAATCTTAACGCACCGGCCATTGCGCCAGTTGCGAATGTATAAATGAAATGGAGGACAAGGGAAATGCTCAGGATTACGATACCTGCTTCCGAAGGGTACGACCCGATTCGGGAAGAATTCATTCAGCGGAAAGCGCAGACGATCACACTTGAGCATTCCCTTGTTTCTCTTTCAAAATGGGAGTCTCAATTTAAGAAGCCTTTCCTGAATCAAAAGAATCCGATGACTCCGGAAGAGCTTCTGGCTTACATTAAGTGCATGACGGTGACACAGAATGTGGATGACTCAGTTTATGACCGGCTTACTACAGAGAATTTTCAGGAGATTCTGAAATACATAGATGATCCGATGACTGCAACCACCATCCACGATTCGTCACCAAAGAAAGGCCGCAAGGAAACCCTCACGGCCGAAGTGCTGTACTATTATATGATTGCGTGCAACATTCCGATGGAGTGTCAAAAATGGCATTTGAATCGGCTGATTACGCTGATTCAGGTTTGCTCGATTAAGAACAATCCGCATCCGCAAAAAATGAGCACTGCCGCAACGATGAAACAGAATACGGCATTAAACGCCGCAAGACGGGCAAAGCTGCATACGAAGGGCTAGGTTTCGCGCAGAATACATATCTTTTAATGGGAGAAATCCTAACTTTTAAGGAGGTATGTATGATGAAAAGGTATTTGAATGACTATGTAAAAGTGTTATCCACTAACGGCGAAGTGGCAGCAGGATTATGTGCATTTGTACTATGTATTATACCACTCTTGTTCCTATTGATGTCCTATATTATCTCTCCGTGGTTTATTCTCGGGGTTGTAATTACAGACGGTTTAATAGCTATTTCAGGAGTGGGTTGTTTTGTAGAACAGCATATGAAATGCTACAAGCTTTGGACTATAAATGACCATCTTTACACAGTTATTGATGACGATCCGGAAAAACGGGAAACAACTTGCAAAGAAGTTATGGAGATATTACTCTCATAAACGGATAAGGGCTCTTTACAGAGCCCTTACGTTTTTAGTTGTCACCATTCTTCGCTCATCTGTAAGATAAAAAACTTTACAAGCTGCTACGAATCCGCTACAATTGTACAGAAAGGAGGCGGCGGAGTGAAGCTTCAGACGTTAGAATGCCCAAACTGCGGTGGATCAATCCACGTTGAGGAGGGCAGGTCTACCTGTTTCTGTACTTACTGCGGAAAACAGATTGCGGTGGATGATGGGATGGTTCATATCCGATATACAGATGACGCCAGGATTCGAGAAGCCGAAGTAAATGAGAAAATCGAACTGGAAAAGCTTAGACACGATGAGAAAGATAAAGCCGGTTTTACAAAGATGCTGGTAATCATGTTCGTTATTTTTACTGTGGTTCTACTTTTTATGAGGATGACAAGATAATATTAATGTTTAAGCTCTCTTCGGAGGGCTTATTTTTTATCGCCTTTATATGGCAAATAATACCAATTTGGAGTGATGCGGATTGATCACGTTTACCCATAAGGGCGATCTTGGAAAGGCCACCCGATACTTTCAGAAGTTGAAGGAATTCAAAATTCAACGGCTGCTGGAGAAGTACGGCAAAAAGGGCGTTGACGCACTGGCGGCCATGACTCCGGTGGACAGCGGCAGAACCGCGGCTTCCTGGTCCTATGAGATTGAGCAGAGCGATCAGGGCGCCGTTATTTACTTCAACAACAGCAACATTAATAAAAACGTCAACATTGCGCTGATTCTGCAATACGGGCATGGAACCCGGAACGGCGGATATGTGCAGGGACGTGACTATATTAACCCGGCAATTCAGCCGGTATTTGAAGCTCTGGCAGACGAAGCATGGGGTGAGGTGACAAGTCTATGAGCAACCAGCAGGTGGATGAACGCGTCGTAGAGATGCGATTCGACAACCAAAACTTTGAGAAAAACGTTTCGACCAGCATGAGCACGCTGGAAAAACTGAAAGCAGCATTGAAGCTGGACGGAGCAGCCAAAGGTTTTGACAGTCTGTCAGCATCCACAAAATCTCTGGCAAATAGCGGTGCCATCTCTTCCATCGTAAACGGCATTGAACAGATTAACAGCCGATACAGCATCCTCGGAAAGGTAGTCAACAACGTAAAAGATGAAATCGCCGGTTCTCTGACTACGATTCTTACCCAGACTACCAGTACAGTGGCGTCTCTTTCTTCTCTATCTCAGACGGCACAGGAGATTGTCTCGGCAGCCGGGCTGATCTCTTCTTCCGTAGTATCCATGACAGATGCTGCAAATATGTCTGCGGGCTGGGAGAAATTTGGTGAAAAGACCCGCGCAGTGCAGACGATTGTCTCGCAGGGATTCGATCTGGATGAAGTGAACAAGCAGATGGAAAACCTGTTGTGGTTTACTGATGAAACCAGCTATAACTTCACGGATATGGTTGGGGAAATCGGGAAATTCACAGCTACTGGACAGGGGCTGGAAGAGTCTGTTACAGCCATGGAAGGTATCGCGCTATGGGCTGCGGCTTCCGGTCAAAATGCGAGCACCGCCAGCCGAGCTATGTATCAGCTCAGTCAGGCCATGGGTGTTGGATCGCTACGATACCAGGACTACAAGTCTATTCAGAATGCCAATATGGACACGAAGGAGTTCCGGGAGCAGGCGATTCTTGCAGCCGAGGCCCTTGGTGTTCTGAAGAAAAGTGGAGAAGATGCTTTTCAGGTTTTGGCATCCGGAAAAGAATACTCCATGGCGGAGTTGTTCAGTTCTGACGCATTGACCCGTGAAAATTGGTTTAACAAAGACGTTATGATGACCGTATTCCAGCGGTATTCCGAGGCGGTTGATCAGATCCGGGAATATGCTGAGGAACATGGCATCACAGCTTCTGAAGCAATCCAGAAGTTGGGCGGCTCCATTGATGCGCTGGCACTGAAATGGTTTAAAGCAGGTCAGGAAGCAAGAACGTTCCAGGATACTGTGGACTCTGTCAAAGACGCGGTTTCCACTGGCTGGATGCGTACTTTTGAGTTGATTTTCGGCAATGCAGAAGAAGCGACTACAGTGTGGACCTGGTGGGCAAATACGCTCTACGACGTATTCATGGCTACCAGCGAAGCCCGCAACGAGATGCTTCAGTATTGGCGAGATGCTGGCGGCGGAGAAAGCTTAGCGTATGGTATTTCCTATGCCTGGAATGCTGTTGCAGACGTTCTGGGCCGAGTTGGTGAGGCGTGGGAGACTGTATTTCCGAAGACTACCGGCGAAAAGCTGGTAGAGATGACGAACGGTTTCCTGGACGGTGCAAAGTCGCTATATTCCTGGCTCGTTCCGGATACGGATAAGGCCAATGAAATGCTTGGCACCATGGAAGATATCCAGAAGGTTGCCGACAAATATTACGGCGGAGATTTCGATCAGGCAGCACTGGATATGGCCGTGGATGCGGTAAAACAGTGGAATACAGAGCTAGACGAAATTGCGGACAAATACTACGGCGGTGATTTGGACGCTGCTGCCAGGGACGTTGCCAGACAGTATATCGACAGTTTCAAGGAGCAGAAAGCCGAGCTGGACAATGTCAACAACCGAGCAATGAACCTGCGACATACGGTTACGGGATTTGCTTCGGCACTGGACATCGTCAAACAGGCGCTAAAAGCTGTCAACGAAGTATTCGTTAAACCAATTCTCCAAAAGGTTCCTGGTCTCCTGGACAGTCTATTGAAGAAGACCGGCAGTATAGGACTGAAAATCACCAACTTCGTTAACAAACTCCGTTCTGAAAATTTCTTTGTAAAAAAACTGACAGAGATTCGTGACAAGCTGGGTGGCGCTATCGGTAAGGTACAGGAATTTATCAACAAGATTAAAGGACTGGAATCTGTCCAAAAGCTGCTGAGTACACTGAGCGGTTTTAAGGATTCGGTGATTGACAAGATCAAATCGTTCTTTGACCTTCTTGGCAAAACAAAGATTCCACTGCCGACCATGGATCAGTTGGTCGGAATCATAGATTTACTTGCCACAGGACTCAACAATCTGATTTCCGCTGTCCAAACGGGCGGTGGAGCCGTGATCGATTTCTTCAAAGATCTCGATCTGAAATCTTTCTTTGAGACTCCGGACGTATCTCTTTCTGACTGGATCAAAAAGATGTTCTCCGGTAAGGTGGACTTTAGTCCGGTTCGGGAGTTTGCAAAACAGGCAGCAAAGAATCTGGTTGAAGGATTTACCAGCGCGTTTTCAGACGCAAGCATTATGGACTTCCTGAAGGGCGTCGGACGGACGGCAATTATCGGGAAAGTATTATACAACATCGTGTCATTCTTTGATTCGCTTACAAAGTCCATGAAAGGATTTGCGGATATTCCTGGAGCGGTTGTGAAGCTTCTGGGCGGTGCGAAGGATGTGCTGAAGGCCTATACTACAGAGCTCAGGACGGAATCGCTGAAAAATATTGCAATTGCGATCGTGGCCCTGGCCGGAGCATTCTGGGTGCTTTCCAAGATCGATGCAAGCGCCATGAACACGGCGGTGGTTGCGATTGTACTGGTTAGCGGAGCGATTGCGATTCTGATGAACGCACTCGCCAGGCTGAATGAAGCAAAAGCAGCCAGACAAGGCGTAGAGAATATCAAAGGATTTATAAGTGTTCTTCAACTGTTTGCGAAGCTGGTTGGAACTGGCATCAAGGAAATGCTATCCAAGCTTGGAACAGCAGCCATTATATCTTCCATCGGTAAAGCCCTGCTCAGTATTGCGGTCGGATTCGGTGTTATTGCAGCGGCGATTATCGCGCTAAAGCAGTACGGCGGAAGCATGAGCGAAATCCACGAAGTTGCAAGTATGCTAATGGACTTTATGGATCCATTTATTCTATTAATCGGATTTGTAGCCACACTGTCTGCCGGCTTTTCCAAGTACGGGGTGGATATCAATGGCGTGGCCTCAACACTTAAGCAATTCGGTAAGGCATTTGAGCGGATTGCGATGTCGCTGCTGATTATCACGGCGTCTCTTCTGCTGCTGAGCAAGTTCAGTGGCGACAATCTGGACCATGCTACGAAAGTGCTGGGCGGAGTCGGTCTGGCCATCACGATGGCTTTGGCAACGATCGGAGCATTGTCATCCGGTATGTTCGGATTCAAAATCAACACCGGCGCCATGCTGACCTTCGCAAAATCGTTCCAGCAGATCTCTGCTTCGCTGCTGATTATATCTGCTGCCCTAATCCTGCTAAGTAACATGACGGATCCGGCAGAACTTGCCAATGCCACCAAATGCCTCGGGATTATGGCAGCAGTTGTTGCGGCAATGGATGCTCTCATGGTTGTACTGGCAACTGCAGCTAAGAAACAGGGAACTGGCGCGTCTGATATTTCAGCCATGGCTAAGACATTTGTGACGATGGCTGGGTCATTGGCAATTATAGCTGCTGCACTGGCGTTGATCGCCAATACGAACGTCAGCATTGGAACTGTCGGCATTACGATTCTGGCTTTGGTTGGAGCATTGGGATCCTTGGTTATAGCAGGAGCCCTCATTCAAAAGCTGAATCTCGCCCAGGCATTGAAAGTAATTTCCACGACGCTTCTGGCGATCGGCGCAAGTGTTCTGATCGTTGGCGCCGGCGTCTACGTCTTTGCCGCTGCTATCGAATTGCTTAGCAGAAATTCCGATACCATTCCGGAAGTCATGCAGAAGATGGGCGAGGGCATCGTAGCATTTGGCAATGCAATAAAAGGAAATGCAGATGCGGTGGCAGCTTTCGTGCTTACCATGCTTGTGGTTGCGGCAACGGCGGTGGCTGTCGGCTACGCAATCAGCCAGATTGTCAAAGGCATGACAGTCGTGCTGGAGGCATTGGAGCCGTTCCTGCAGAAGATCGCCAATTCTTTACCAAAGATGTCTACAATCCTGATCGGCGGAACAGCGCTGTTGATTGCCGGGTTCCTGTCCTGGCTCAGCGGTGAAATGGGCAATGTAGTCAGCGTGATTGTGCAGCTGATTATTATAGCGATCGACAGTCTGGCAGTTGCGATTGTAGATAATGGCTATGCCATCGGACAGGCTATTGGAAACGTGATTAACGCGCTGATGGTTCTGGTTATCGAAGGTTTTTGGGGTATCGCGTCAAAGATCCCCGGACTGGGACCAATTGTCGAAAAATATCTTGGGCCAACACTTGAAGAACTGAAGAACTCAGCTTCCAGCGATATTCAAGGCGACATCGATGAACTGTCTGGTGAAGTGGACACAGGCATCAGCGGTATGATTGATGGCGCAAAGAATAAACTAACCGGTGGCATCGATGTTAGCGGTATTTTTACCGGCGACGCAACCGGAGAAGCGTCTCAGGCAGGCGGCGAAGCGGCAGATGCCTATACAAATGAAGCCGTCTCCAAGCTGAATAGTGCCACCAGCACACAGGATGCTATCAAAGAGAAATTCGCAGCCAGAGATGTCGTAGTAGAGGCGGCAACGGAAAGCGCAGATGCCTATACGCAGACTACGGCCGAAGAACTTGCGGGAGATGAATCTGTTTCCACAGGGCTGCAGGATATGTTCACCAATGAAGAGGCTATGAGCGCTGCTGCAAGCACAGACGCTACGGCATTTATGACTTCTATGCAGGACTCCATTGGCACCTCAAGCCTGGATATGAACGGGATTCTTGGTGATAACTTTGACATAGCCAGTTGGTTGGAATCGGCTATTTCGGAGATGACCGGAGCTGGCGAAAGTATTGACGAAGGCCTGGCTTCAGGAATTACAGGAAACAGCGAAGTTGTAAAGGGTGCCGGTTCTTCTCTTGGTGAATCTGCCATGAGCGGAACGACGTCGACTTTGGGCATTGCATCCCCGTCCACAGTATACGCGGGCTACGGCGAGAACAGCGTTCAGGGCTATGCGAACGGTATCAACTCCGCGGCGCCTCTGGCTCGAAGCGCTGCGGCGAATATGGCTTCTTCTGCGGCCAGATCTGCATCGAGCGGTACAAGTGGATTCTATAATGCCGGCTGGAACGCAGGTAAAGGCTTTGTAGATGGACTGCAGTCCTGGATTGCGAATGCGGCAGGAGCGGGCCGGAAGATTGCACAGGCAGCTTATGAAGCGGCCATGAATACTCTGGACGAGGCTTCTCCGTCTAAGCTAATGCGGAGAATCGGTTCATTTGCAGGTGAAGGCTTTGTAATCGGCCTGGAATCCTGGGTGGACAAATCCTACAGTACCAGCACACAGATGGCCAGACAGGTCATGGAGGGACTCAGCGATCCGCTTAAGAGGATTAACGATGTTCTGAATGCTGATCTGGACGTGAATCCGGTGATTACGCCGGTGCTGGATCTCTCGGAAATTCAAAATGGCAGCAGAAATCTTAATTCCATGCTCGGAAATCAGACTGTGACTGCCACCGGAATGTACGGGATTACGGAAACTACGTTAACGGCCCAGCTGATGAACGGCATTAACAGCCTGAGAAAAGATCTGGGCGAAATGACCAATCAGGGGACAGAGGTTAACATCACCATTAATGCTGCACCGGGTATGGATCCGGATGCGATTGCGGCGAAAGTGGAAAATCGTATGCGCATTGCGCTGGGCAGAAGAAGCGCAATCGTTGTGTAATAATTCTCAGGAGATCTTTTCTGCCCGAGATCTCCTTTTTTATTATTCAAAGGAGGCGATCCATCTGAGTATCACATTCGGCGGTGTGTCTTCTGACAGCCTGTCTCTGGATACAAAAGTGCAGTTCCGACCAAACCAGGTTCATGCTGCAAGATCGGTTGACACGCAGCAGGTTCTCGGAAAGAACGGACTGTACATTATCGATCACGGAGCATTTGAAAACTATACGCAGTCCTATGATTGCTTCTTCGAAAACCTCAGTACAGTATACGTGGAAACATCCAGCGGAAATGCATCCTCTATCAGCACGGTTACACAGGCCTCTGATTCACAGGAAGGGTTCGAAGAAACCGGGCATAAGATTGCGAATTGGCTGCTTAATCCGATCGGATACCAACGTCTGGAAGACAGCTACGAACCGGATATCTACAGAATGGCTCGGTATGTAGGTCCACTCGACATCGAAAACGTAATCGGGCTGAATCGGGCAGGGCATTTCACACTGGAATTTGACTGCAAACCGCAGAAGTTTCTGAAACAGGATGAGGATGGATACTTTGCAGTATGCATCTTGGTTGGGAAACTGCTGAATACCAGTACCGGGGAAATGTCGAATAGTACCGGAGCAAGAACCACCGGACTTATTCCGCTTGTAACAACGAACAACGGAATTTCAACGAAGCATACTGTAACCCTTACAAATAGTGCTAGTTCCTCATTTCGGATCTGCTATTACGATGTGAATCTTGACTACATCAGCGGGGGCAGCTATTCCGGGACAAGCTACGATGTTTCCGGCAATGCGCCATCCAACGCATATCACTGCCGAATCGGGTTCAGTTCATACGGCTTCACCTCGACAATTAAGATTGACACCAAAACATATAAGCTATTGTCTACACTTAGCAGCACCATCACTGCGCAGAATCCCACGACGCAAATCTCCAAGCCGCTCATTCGGGCATGGATTGCGACGTCGGGGCTATCCGCAACTATGGTTGTGAATGGCTACACGATAACCATTTCAAGCAGCTATTCGCTGGGCGTAATTGGAATCGACTGTGAGACCATGAACTGCTATTACAATAATACGAATCAAAACAAATATGTGACGATTACAAAAAGCGGGAGTTTGGCAACAGAGTATCCGGTGCTGAATCCTGGCAGCAATACTATCTCCTGCACAAATATCGATCGTCTGGAAATCTATCCGAGGTGGTGGCGCATATGATGCCGATTTTATATGAAGCGACGGAAACAGCGTTTACTTCAGAGGGGTTAGGCCGTCTTTCTGACGCACTTTCCTGTAAGGTCATACATAATCTCAAGAATCTCTACGAGCTTGAGATGGAGTATCCTGTAAATGGAATCCATTACGATGATCTGACTGTTGACCGCATTATTCTGGCGCTCCCGGAATCTGATAAACAGGCGCAGCCATTCCGAATCTACAATGTTATCACAAGGGATATTACTACCATTGCGGTATACGCTCGGCATATTTCTTATCAGCTGAATTATATTCCGACTTCCTGCTTCAATTACCTTGAATCAGGTGTAAGTTGTACGTTTGCTAGTGCATTATATTTCGGTGCGTCTGGATCAGCTTGTGCTTTTGTTGATATGCCAGGTACACTCGATGGCGGCGAGCATGCATTATTCCATCTTTACGATTCCACGTCTTTCGGATCAACAAAAAAGACATTTGCGAAATCGCCACATTACCGGTCTGTCCGGGACTGGCTGTGCGGCGACGAAAACAGCGCTACCACGGTATTCGGCGGAGAGATTGACTGGGATCGGTGGAATGTGACGTTTTATGACAGGCTTGGAGCAGATAATCACGTTTTCATTCGGTATGGAAAGAATCTTCTGAATCTTGATTACGATACCAGCACTGATAGCACCTATACAGGACTTGTCGGTGAGTATTTCAAAGAGGAAAAAAATACGACTGCTGCTGCTTCAACAACATCAGAAACGACTTATTATCACACGATTACCAGTGTATACAGTCTGGAAACCAATGCGTTTTTGTCTCCATATGCCTACCTTAATGGCACGTCAAGGATTGCGATCATCGATCTTACATCTTTATGGGACGACGCTCATTCTGGAGACACTGATGCAAGTGGGGCCAGCACAGAAACCCCGAAACCGACCACCGCTGAATTAAATGCATTTCTTTCTGATTATGCTGCGAAGCATCGAGATGAGCTCACTACCATACCACTCTCTATTACTGTTGATTTTCTGGATCTTACAAAAACAACGGATTATGAAGGGAGAGAAAATCTGGAGAAGGTTTCTCTTGGTGATACAGTGTACGTTCAGTATCCGGGAATGGGCATCGACATTGAGGCAAGGGTCGCAGAGACTGACTTTGACACCATTCAGGAGATGTACAATACGGTAACGATCGGAACGGTATCAACAACCATCGCTGACGCCATATTGGGCCTGACAAAACCGTCCACAGACAGCACCGGAATAACATCTTCTTCAACTTTCAGGGCAAACAAGCTATATGGATATGGGTATTATCTGCCCGGCGTTGAGTACGATGGCGTAATTCAAAATGATACCGTTCCGACTGAGGGATATGTGTATTTCCTGCTGGATTCCTAAGGCGGTGACTTAAATGGGTTACACTGTAGTTTATGCGCTGAACCGCACGTACATGTGGACCAGCGAAACAGCGACCAGGCATTTTATCCGAACAAATGTTTCAGGCGCGACAAGTCATACTACAATCCTGGATGTATCATCCAGTTCCGGCACACAATGGGTGAAATCCACCACAGGCGTTACCAGAGGGACACCGTATACGGCCAATTATATTTCAGCGAGTACAAATAATTGGGTATATAATGCATCAACGCTTGTAACATTTACGCCATCAACAGACCTAGCTGGAAACTCCATTCTGAGTTTGTCTGGAAACTGCATCAGCATCAGTAGCCAGACAAGCACCTCCGTCACATTAAAGCTGAAAGGAATTGGTGTATTTCGTACTTCGACCAGCTATGCCTGGCCGGACATCAAGGCGAGATGCTATTCTAATAGTTCATATTCTACGCAAGTTGGCAGCGATAAAATCGTTAATCTTTATACAGCTGAGAGCACTGGGTTCTCATTTACAGGGCTTACAGCTGGCAGAACTTATTACTTCAGATTCTATTTAAACAGTCTGGATGACGTGCTGTTTTCAGTTGCTATTCCGATGGCAGCTCCAATGTCCGTGCTTTATTGCAAAGATAAAGCAGCGATGTATACAAGTTCCAATGTATACGGACACCGTCTTAGCAGGCAGTATAGCAGCAGCGTATCACCATTGGTTACAAATAGCAGTTCTTCCAGTAATATGGCATGGTCTGTTGGAACACTGTCCAGCAATATAGTAAACGGATATACATATGCTGCACAAAATGCAATTATAAGTGGCTCTTATTCCACAGCGTACACATTTACCGTTTCTAACAGCGACCTAACAACCAGCGCAGAGTCAATTCTGGCTACACCCACAGAAAACACAATTTCTGTAGCGATGACAGGATGGGATTGGAGCGGTAACACCGGAACCGTTCCGAATATAGCTATAGAACTTTCTCTAAATGGGACAGTCGTTGGCAGAAAAGATGGACTCAGTTATACGGACTGGACCACTGGGGATTATACATTCACCGGATTGACGGCAGGCACGGACTATACAGTTACGGCAAAGCTGGAGACATCCGGTCTCACACTTGCCACGAAGACGGTAGCTACGAAAGCAAAAGTTGCAGGTATGTCCGTCTTCTTTTGTAAAGACGTATTTGCCCTGTGGACGGATGCCCCGGTATACGGACATCAGCTGGTACGTGACGGCACGACTATTTATACAAAAACCAGTGCAAACGGCGATCTTCAATGGACTGTTAGCAAGATACAGCAGGCGGAGTATCAGTTTGTTGGAGGGTCCACGTTCTCCATTCAAAATGCGACCACAAGTTCCTATTCATATGGCGAGGCATTCAACTTTGTTATACCAAGCAGCGCAGATTATCCGCTTTCGGATAAAACTCTGCTAATTACAGCCACTGAGACAACGCTTAACGTTAAAATGACTGGATGGAACTGGGCTGGCAATGCCGGTGGATATCCAAATATTCACGTAGACATTCTGCTAAACGGAACAACTGTAGCTACATCCAATCAAACCGAAATTGCTTATGACACATGGACCACGACGGCTTATGAATTTACGGGTTTAACACCGGGAACGGAGTATACAGTTCGTGCTGTATTGGATGGGCCAAACACAATTATTGCTACGACAACCGCATCAACCCGAGGTGACGGAAAAGTCCACGTATACACAAATGGATCCTGGCATCTGGCCACAGCATATGTCTATCATAATTCCATATGGGTAAAGGCTACTCCATATGTGTATTTAAATTCCGCGTCAGGATTTGTCAAAGCAGTTTCAAGTTAAAGGAGAAATAATTTATGCCAAGAGTACCAAATCTTCCAAGTATTTCACCTGGATCCAGTTCAGTATTCGTCGGCGATGACGGAACCAGCACCGGGGCATTTTCCCGGAACGGTGTCTGCGCTGATGTGATTGAGAACTACTCGGGATCCACACTGGCCGGAAGTGCTCAGAGTGTGAAAGCGGCGATTAATGGACTGAACTCCAAGATTTCAGCGCTCAGCACGTCTACTACTGCTGCATCCACAGTTGCAGATATGACTGATACCAGCAAGATCTATGTGTACACCGGCAGTGAGACCGGATATACCAATGGCAACTGGTATTACTACGATGGCTCGGCCTGGGTGTCTGGCGGAGCGTTTAACGCGGCTGGGTGCGACGCTGCGCTGAGTGATTCGTCCACCAATGCGGTGCAGAACAAGATCGTGAACGGGGCAATTGATGATTTAAAGAGCGCTTTAACGATTGAAAAGACGCTTACAATGACTGAAGCGAACTGGGTTATTGGAGGTATTGGATCAAGAGGCGAGAACTATAGTGAACGGAATACCTCCATACGGACAAATGCTTATTTGAATTCGACTGTAATCAATAAGCTTATTTGTGACGATGGTTCACTTGTGTATGTCGCTTTTTATGATGCTGATTTACACTTCATCAATCGAAATGCCGTAAGCGGTTCAGAAGTTTCAGTTCGCTCATTAAACGGATATGATTCTTCGGCGTTATTACGGCTTGAACTTTCTAATACTTCGATTACTGACTATGAAAAACTCAAAGTAGAATACTTTATTAACGGTGAAATTGAAGAGATCAACGGTAAAATTGAAGAGATCAACGGTGAAATTGAAGAGATCAGTGTCGTAAATGGTAGTTTGGCAAATCCAAGCAACCCATATATCGTGCATACATCGTATATTCCTTTAAAAGGCAAAACGGTTCAACTCGTTGTTGACCGTCCCATTGAGGAAGAACATTACTACGAATTTTCTTACCGAGTTTATGATGATAATATGGCGATGATCAGAGCAACCGATGCCCAATACGACGCTACTTTGTTTAAAGCATATGTATATGATAGTGGAGCGGCATACATAGCTTTCAATATTGACGAAAGAAATGAATTACATAATAAAGTAATCCTGAGGAAAACAGATTTCAATGACTATCCTCTGAAAGCGGTTTTTCTTGATCGTCAGAAGTATCACAAAAACACGATTATAGAATTAGAGCGAACTGCAATTATCCGTGGGTATCCTGTAAATGGTAGGATCAGTATCACAAATACCCATATTTCGGTAGCGTATGCTTGTGAGGGAAACACCACCTATTTAATTCAAAAAAGGCCATCTGACCGATTTTGGGTATGCTTTTGTCGCGATAATGACACTACCAAATATTTTGAACATTTTGAATATTCAAAATACAGCCAGGTTGAGGAAGTCACGACACCCGCAGGTACAACAAATATGATTTTATATCTGAATATATCAAGTGTTGCAGATATTGATTCATTTGTTAACGATGTGCACGTGACTCTAATAACAGCTCATGATCAAATAGCACGTATAAATGTAGAGAAAACAAATTCGATAATTGAAGGCCTGTTAATTGATAATAATAGAAATTCGTTATGGGACATTGGCGGAATTGGATCAGCGGGAGAAAATTATAATACCCGAACGTGGGGAATTCGTACATATCAATATCTGAACGCTGTTCGCAATGTGCAAATTGAAATCACAGCAGGATACATGATCAGGTTAGCGCAGTATGGCGATAATAACAGTTTTATCAGCCGTGTTATTTATACCGCCGGAATTATTTCATTGAAAAACGTGCTCAAGGCGGCAACAAAGACAATTAGGATTGAAATAGAGCTTGTGGATGAGCAAGGTCAGGAAATTAAAACCCCATTTGTCGATACATCAGCGTACACAGGAATTAAGTTGCTATGCCCTGTGGATTTTATTGGTGACAATTCGGAAGACGATAAGTCTTTTGATGATGTATATGCTGATTTGATTTCGCAGACACGGTATATATATAGTTCTTCGGATTCTGGCATTTCGCCATATTCATGTTTAACTTTGCTCCATTGTAC